TGCTCGAGAGCCAGCGGAGCTACGAGCGGGTGTGGTCTCGTCTCGACGGCGAGTGGCGCCTGATCGAGCTGCGGCCATTCGTCCAGCGGCCCGTGTTCGCTGCGCCCTCCTCGAGGGCGTGCGGGGGCAAGACCGCGTTCTGCGCGTTGAAGCTGTCCAGGGTCCGCGGCGAACGGGGGACGGTCGTGGGGTTCGTCCGATGAGCCTGCTCGTCCACGTCCCCGGGGACCCGGTGCCCAAGGCGCGAGCGCGCGTGGTAGGCGGGCGCGGAGTCACGCCGGCCAAGACGCGCGAGTACGAGCGCCGAGTCGGCGTGTACGCGCTGCAGGCCCGCAGCGAGCACCAGCAGTCGAAGCCCTGGTCGATGCTGGGGTGGTATCGAGTCGAGATCCGATTTTGTCGGGAAGAGGCGCGGGGAGACCTGGACAACGTGGCCAAGTCCATCCTCGACGGGCTGTGCGGCGTGCTGTACCTCGACGACGCCCGCGTCGTGTCCCTGGTCGTCGAGCGCCTGTACGAGGGCCAGGTCGGCGCCTGGGTGACGGTGACGGAGGTGCCTGCCCCCGGCGGCTCGCCAGCGCCCCGCAAGCGGCCCGCCGCCCGCGCCCCAAAGGCGGACCATCCGTGGCGGGGTCGCGCCGCGTTGCCGGCCAAAGGCTACCGGGGCGGGGCATGAACCACCGGTGGGAGCGCGAGGGGCGGCACGACACGGGCGAAGCGCGGCTGCGTTGCGCCATGTGCGGCATGCTGGCTGCCTGGCCAGGCGCGAGGCTCCCGTGCCCCGGCAGGGCGGCGCACGGCCTCGAGCTCGCCGAGGCACGCGAGCAGCTCTCCGGGGCGCGCAGGTCGCTCCGGCGGTACGAGCGCGAGCTCGTCCGATGGCGGCGCGCGCTCCTCCTCGAGGCGCGGGCGTGCCTGGGCCGGTACCGACGCGAACTCGCGGCCAAGGAGGCCGCGTGAAGCCCGCGCTCCCGAAGTGTGGGCACGTATGGCGGGCGGGGCCGCGGCCGGCTGTGTGGCGCTGCTCGCTCTGCGCGGTGCTCTCGACGTGGCCGGCTGCGAAGACGCCGTGCCTGATGCGGAACTTGACGGTGCGGCACCGGCCGCAGGAGGCGACTCGATGACTTGGTTCCGGGTGGACGATGGGTTCGGCGAGCATCCGAAGGTGGACGCCCTCGGAGCGGACCAGGGCGCCGCCCTTTCGGTCTGGTTGCTATGCGGGACCGCATGCGCTCGGACCCTCTCGGACGGGTTCGTGACCCAGGCCATGCTCGTCCGTGCATGCGCGAGCCTGGGCCCGGCGACCCGCGCCCGAGGGGTCGCCGCACTGGTAAGAGTGGGGTTGTGGGAGGAGGGCCAGAACGGCAGCCAGAACGGCTGGCGGTTCCACGACTGGCACGACCACCAGCCCTCCCGAGAGTCCGTCATCGCGAAGCGAGATGCCGAAAAAGCCAAGAAGCGCGGGCAAAGAGTACCTTTGTCCCCAGGGGACAAGTCTGGGACGTCCCCGGGTAAACCTGCAGCTTGTCCCCCGGGGAGTCCCCCGGGGAGTCCCATGGGGAGTCCCGCCCCTTCCGTCCCGACCCGTCCCGACCCGTCCCGATCCAGTACCCCTCACATACATCGTTCGGGGTCTGAGACGCGCGCGCCCGCGCCCGCGCGACCCCCGCCGTCGGGTGATGTGTTGGTCCCGGTGGTCGAGGCCACGTGGGCCGAATGGCGGCGGGTGTTCGGGCGTGTGCCAGCGGCCGGCTCGGTGCAGGCCGTCAGCGCCATCCTGCTCGGCCGGGCGGGCACTCCGACGCACGAGGAGCGCCGCACTGCCGACCGGTGCCGGGCCCTGATGGACCAGGCGCCGAGCAACGGCGAGGTTCTTTCGTGGACCAAGCGGGCAGTCGCGGCGTTCCGCCTCGACGACTACGCCGCATCGAGCGGCCATCCGTTCGCACTGTTCGCCGCCCGAGCTGGTGAGTTCGCGGCCCGGTCGGCCGTGCAGCCGAATCACGTGCCAGATGACTTTTCGGATGTTCCCAGCATCGAGTCTCGCTTCGGACCGGAGGTGTGATATGTTCTTGTCGCAGGCCCTGATTGACGTTCTCGGCACCATCCCGACCCCGAAGTCCGATGAGGAGATCCAGCGCTACGAGGCTCGAGTGCACCGCGAATCGCGGCGGGCGAACCTGCGTTCGAGCGGCATCACGAGTCACCTCGCCGAGGGCGACGAGTCCCTCGTTCTGGACGGCACCGCGAAGCAGACCGAGTCGCTGCGCTTGGTGCGCCGATGGATGGCGCTGTGGCAGTCCGGCGGAGCTCCGTGGGTCTGGATCGGTGGGCCGGTAGGCGTCGGCAAGACCATCGCGGCGGCCCACGCGCTCGCGGAGCTCGGCGGCCGGTACGTGAGCTTCCTCGACGTGATCCGCATCTATCGCGAGAGGGAGCGCTCGGTGCGGTCCGCGGCTGCGGCGTGGGCGCGGTTGGGCGGGCAGTACCTGGTGGTCTTGGACGAGGTCGGCCTCGAGGAGAAGGGGCAGGCGGAGCACGCTCGTGTGGCGCTGCACGAGTTCGTCGAGCAGCGGAGGCGCCGCTCGACTCCGACCATCGCGCTGACGAACAAGCGCTCCGAGGCCATCCGCGCGCGCTTCGCGGCGGCCTACTACGACAAGCGCACCATGAGCCGCCTCGGGCAGGTCCTCTGGAAGGACCAGGACGGCAAGGGGCTGCACGACGTGGGCGGAGTCGACCTCCGCGGGGACGGCGTCTGATGGAGTGGCTCTACAACGGGCCCGTGCAGACCCTCGGAGAGCAGGCGACACGGCGCGAGCTCGAAGGCTATCCCGAGTGGTTGAAAGCTCGCGTGGCGGTGGTCGAGATCGGCGATGGCGGTCGGTACGTGCGACTTACGCTCACGCGCCCGAAGAGGTCGTGATGGGGGCGAAAAAGACTCAGAAGCTCGCATCAAACGCGCGCGCAGGCGCGACAACAGAGACGCCTCGAGAGAGGGCTCTGGCGCAGTGGGTCGACGCCATCGCATCCGGCGTCACCGAGCGCGGGGCAGCGGTAGCGATCACGGCGGAGTACGGCTTCTCGCACGGGCAGCTCGTGGGCTGGTGCCGCTACGACCCGGATGGCTGGGGCAAGGCCCTGGCGGCGGCGCACGCGGCCAAGGTGGAGCGCCTCGAGGCGGACCTGCGCGCCATTGCCCTGGGCGAGACGGTCGAGGACCCGTCGGTGGCGAAGGTGCGGGCCTCGACGCTGCAGTGGCTGCTGAGCAAGTGGGACCGCGACCAGTACGGGGACGCGAGGCGGGTGGAGCAGACGGTGGAGCTCAAGCCTCCGGCGGACGACTCGCCCGAGTCCATCGTCGACGACGCGATCGCGCTCCTGACGCCAGAGCAGCGGGAGGCGATGGTGCGCCGCCTTGGGGGCGGCTCGTGACCCGCGAGGTTGCGCCTGGGGTGGTGCTGCGGGCTGGCGTGCTCGCCCGGGACGGCGTCGACCGCGACGCTGGCTACATCGCGAGCTCGTGGGCCGAGTCGTCGGGCTCGCAGCTCGGGGACATGACCGGCGCCAAGCCTCGCGAGTGGAAGGACCTCCTGCGCGGCCGTGTGGCGTCGGACATGCGCCGGCATCGGATCGCGGTGGCCTGCGACGTCGACGACGAGGACCGCCTGTACGGCTGGGCGTGCGGCTCGCCCGGGGTGCTGGCCTACGTCTACGTGCGCGACACGCGGCGGCGGCAGGGCATCGGCCGGGCCCTCGTCCTCGAGGTGTGCGGCGGCGTGCCGAAGCGGTGCGTGTGGCTCACGCCGAGCGTGCAGGTCCTGGCGCTCCGGCATCACGTCGAGTGGCGCCCGTGAGCGACCCGCTCACATCGTTGCGAGCTCGCATCGAGGCCCAGCGTGCCAAGCAAGCCGGCGACGGGATCCCGTACTGCCCGCACCGCCCGACGCCGCCCCAGGCTCGGTTCCTCGAGCTCGACACGCTGGAGGCGCTGTACGGCGGGGCTGCCGGCGGAGGGAAGTCCGACTGCCTGCTGATGGACATGCTCCGCTGGTGCGACCGCCCGGGCTTCCACGGGCTCGTGCTGCGCCGAACGCTCCCCGACCTCGCGTTGCCCGGCGCGATCATGGACCGAGCGAAGTCGTGGCTGGCGGGTCGGCAGGACGTTCGCTGGTCCGAGGTCGGCAAGGTCTTCACCTTCGGTAGCGGGGCTCGGCTGCAGTTCGGGTTTTGCGAGACCCCTGCCGACGTCTACCGCTACCAGGGCGCCGAGTTCCACCGCATTGCGATCGACGAGCTCACGCAGTGGCCCGAGCAGCCGTATCGGTACCTCTTGAGCCGGCTCCGACGTCGCACTGGCGACACGACCCCGCTCGGGATGCGCGCCGCGACGAATCCGGGCGGCATCGGCCACGGCTGGGTCAAGCGTCGCTTCGTGGCGCCTGGCGACCCGTCGCGGGCATTCGTGCCGGCGCGCCTCGACGACAACCCGCACTTGAACCGCGAGGAGTACGAGCGGAACCTGTCGCTGCTCGACGACGTCACGCGGCAGCAGCTCCGGGACGGCCAGTGGATCGACTCCGGCGAAGGGCTCGTGTACCGGTTCGAGCGTGGCCGGAACCTCCTCGAGGAGCTCCCGCGCCTCGACGGTTGGTATCCGGTGCTCGCGGTCGACTTGGGCAGCAGCGAGATCAAGCCCACGACGGCGTTCTGCCTGTTGTTCTGGTCTCAGCACGACACCCGGTCGGTGGTGGTGAAGGGGTGGGCGGAGGCCGGGCTCATCCCATCCACCATTGCCGAGCGGATCCGGTCGGTGCTCAGCCTCTATCCGGAGTGCCGCGTGGTGATGGACGTCGGCGCCCTGGGTTCGGGATACGCCAACGAGATGCGGTCGAGGTATCTGATTCCAGTCGAGCCCGCCGAGAAAGCGAACAAGCTCGGATTTCGGAAGCTCCTCAATGGCGCGCTCGAGCGGGGAGAGGTGGTGCTACTCGACGACGAGTGCGCTATGCTCGTCGAGGAACTGGAAGCCCTGCAGTGGGCTCCGGGCGGCCTGGACAACGACAAGACGCAGCCCAACCACTGCACCGACGCGCTCCTGTACGGGTGGCGTGCGACTCAGTCGTGGCGGGCCGCGCACCGCAAAGCGGCCGAGCCGCCGACCGAGGAGCAAGCATGGGAGCAGCGAGTGAGAGCGAAGCACGAGTCCAGGAAGCGCGATCCGTTCGCCAACTGGTAACGGACTTCGTCGACGACATGCACTCTCGCGGAGCGCGGCAGATCCAGGTTCGCGTATCGGCGGGCGGGGTGGACCTCTCGGCCTCGGTCGTGATGGGCCCTGCTCCGATGGCCACGAGCGCGGCCAGCGCTCCGTTCGAGCTCGTCGGAGCGAGCGACGTCGAGCGCGTGCTGTTCGCGCCCGAGCCTCCGGAGGAATGACGATGCCCGTGAAGATCGAACACCGGTGGTGGCTCGCGCCGAAGAACCAGGCGCACAAGGACGTCGTGGCCTCGGCGACGTTCGTCGCAGAGCGCGAGGGGTGGCGGTTCTCGGACCTGTTGACGTCCTGGCGACTGTACGACGGCCGCAAGTGGCACTCCCTGCGCCGGATGGGCCGCCAGCGCCGATGGGTCGAGGCTGCCGACGAGCTCATGCGCTACAACGTCGTGCAGTCCGTCGTCGACACCATCACGGCCAAGCTCGTGAAGTCGCTGCCGGCTCCCGAGTTCGTGACGAACGGTGCGGACTACAAGGTTCGTCGCGCAACGAAGCGGCGGAACAAGTTCGCCAAGGGCGTGCTGCACGCCTCGGGCTTCTATGGTCAGTTCGCCGAGGCCGTGAAGGAGGGCGTCAACTGCGGCACCAGCGCGGTGAAGTTCGTCGTCGACGACAAGCGCATCCGGTGCGAGCGAGCGCTGCTCTGGGAGCTCCACGTGCCGCCGTGGGAGGCCGAGCGGGGGCAGCCCACCACGCTGTTTCAGCGCTGCCAGGTCGACCGCCAGGCGCTGCTCGACCGCTTCGGGCACGGGACCGGGGCGTCCGAGCGTACGCGCGCGATCCAGGCAACGAAGGCGAACGGGGACACCGCCCCGGATCCGTCGATCGGCCGCTACGACCGCGACATGGAGGGCGCCGACGTCGTGCAGGTGATCGAGGCGTGGCACCTGGGGTGCGACGGCGAGCCGGGACGGCACGTGATCTGCGTCGATGGCGGAACGCTGCTGGACGAGGAGTGGGCCTCGAGGCGGTTCCCGTTCGCGTTCTTCCGATGGGAGGTTCCGCCCACCGGGTTCTGGGGGCGCGGTGGAGCTCTGAGGCTCTACGGGCTGCAGTACGAGATCAACTCGCTCCTGCAGTGCATCCAGGCGAACACGAAGCTGCACGCGACGCCGATCACGTATGTCGACTCTCAGTCGACCGTGATCGAGGAGCACCTGACGAACATGCCCGGCGCGACCGTGCGGTACATGGGCGGGACGCAGCCGCCGACGCGGTTGGTCGCCCCGATCATGCCGCAGGAGGTCTACTCCCAGGTGCAGGAGCGCATCCGGTGGGGGTACGAGCTGATGAACGTCTCGCAACTGTCCGCCTCGAGCATGAAGCCGGCCGGACTGGACGCTGCGGTGGCCCTGCGCGAGTACCACGACATCGAGTCCGAGCGGTTCATCATCCCCGGGCGGCGCGTCGAGGACTTCGCGATCCAGGCTGCCCGCGTCTGCATCGACCTGGCGAACGAGATCCCCGGCTATGAGGTCGACACCATGGAGCGGCGAGGCAATCGCCGCGTGAAGTGGAGTGACCTCAAGCTGCAGGAGGACGATTTCACGCTGCAGTGCTTCCCGGTCTCGATGCTGCCGCAGACGCCCGCCGCGCGGAAACAGGCTGTGCAGGAGTACATGGCGGCGGGTCTCATCACGCCCGAGAAGGCCCGAGACCTGCTCGACATGCCGGACCTCGAGGAGGACGCCACGCTCGCGTCCGCGAGCCTCGACTACGTCCGCAAGCAGGTCGAACTCATCCTCGACGAGGAGGGCTTCGAGCCGATGGAGCCGCGGGTGAACCTCGCGCCCGCCGTTGCCTATGCGCAGGCGGTCTACCTGCGCGAACGGGCCGATGGAGCTCCGGACACGGTCCTCGAGTCGCTTCGCCGCTACATCGACCAGGGGATGGACATGCTCCGCCGCGCCCAAGAGGCCGCGCAACCGCCGATGGCGCCACCGGGCACGGGGCCCGCCGTGGCGACCGCATGAGGGACCGATGACCGAAGAGACCCAGTCCACTGCGCAGCAGACCGACGCGCAGCCCGCGCCCGACCAGAAGCCGCAGGAAGCCAAGGCTGCCGAGGAGACGCCGGAGATCCGGTCTCTCAAGGCCGAGGCGCTCAAGGCCGCCCGCGAGCTCCGCGAGGTGAAGGCTCAGCTCACCGCGTTCCAGCGGCGGGAGGCCGACCTGGCGAAGGACCGCGAGGCCCGCGAAGCCGCACAGCGCGAGCTCGACGACCTCAAGGCCAAGGACCCGCGAGCGTGGCTGTCTCGGGCAGCAGGCGAACCGCCGGAGCAGTTCGCGCGGCGCATCGCCGGGGACACGAAGGAGTCGCAGCTCGAGCGGCAGATTCTCGAGCTCCGCCAGACGCTGGCCGCGCAGCAGCAGCGCTTCGAGGAAGCGCAGAAGTCCGAGCGAGTCACTCGGGAGGAGGCTACGAGCGCCGCGGCGTATCGCGAGGTCCTCAAGGCGGCGGAGGCCAGCGAAGAGGCCGCTCTGGCGGCCGAGGAACTGCGGCGCGACCCCAAGGCTGCCCAGCGATGGATCATGTCCTGGGCAGGCTCGGAGTGGCCGTCTGTGGCTCGGGAAAAGGGCCTCGACGTCAACGACCCTGCGGCGTGCGCGCGCGAGGCAGCGGCCGAGATCGATCGCATGGTGCTTGCTCGCTGGGAGAAGCTCCGACAGAATGAGAGGGTCGCGAAGCGTCTCGGCTTCGGGGCAGTCCAGTCCACCGAGCCCCCAGCGAGTCCGGGCAACCCGCCGCCGCGCACCATCACCAGCGCTGTCGCTGGCTCGAGGTCCGCGGCTCCCGCCACAACCGCGAGCGGGGACAAGCCGATGACTCCGGCACAGCGCGATCGGGCCGCACGACTGGCCGCGATTTCCAAGCTGCAGGAGTTGTCGACGAAGCCCGCACGCACACGGGGCTGATCGCGAGCTCGTGAGTCAGTCCCAAGGACTGACTCACCATGCCCGTGTTGGACTTCGCAGGAATCCAGGCCGTTCTCAAGGAGCGGTACCCCTCCGGCCTCCCCGTCGACACCTTCTACAAGAAGGCCCCCTTCCTCGCCCTCATCCCCAAGGACCAGGATCTCGCGTTCGGCGAGGCGATCAAGGTCCCGGTCGTCTACGGCAACCCGCAGTCGGTCGGCGCGACGTTCGCGACCGCGCAGGGCAACGTCGACGGCACCCGCCAGAGCGCGTTCAAGGTCACCACCAAGAACTACTACGGCTTCGGCCAGATCACCGGCGAGGCGATCAAGAAGGGCAGCCGCGACGCCGGCTCGTTCATCGACACGCTCGACTTCCAGATCCAGGGCGCGATGACGACCGTCCGCCGGTCGCTGCTGCGCTACCTGTTCGGCAACTCCGGCGGCGCGCTCGGGCAGATCAGCGCGGGCTCGACCGTCGGCTCGGCCACCATCACCCTCGCGAACCCCTTCGACGTCGTCTACTTCGAGCCGGGGATGGTTCTCAAGACCTCGGCGACCGACGGCACGTCGGGCTCTGCGCGCGCAGGCTCCGTGACGCTGACGGCAGTCGACCGCTCGGCGGGCACGCTGACCGCGTCGGGCAACTGGTCGGCCGGCATCGCCACCGTGGCGGTGAACGACTACATCTTCCGCGACGGCGACTTCGGCCTGGTGTGGGACGGCTTCCGCTCCTGGGTGCCCGACAGCGCTCCCAGCGCGACCACCTTCTACGGGGTCAACCGGTCGCTCGACAGCCGCCTCGGCGGCATGCGCGGCGACTACTCGGCGCTCCCCATCGTCGAGGGCATCCAGAAGGCGCTCAAGGTGCTCGCGGTCGAAGAGTCGGACGGCGACTTCGGCGTGCTCAACCTCGAGGACTGGCTGAACCTGTCCTTCGCCCTGCAGGCTCGCGGCACGCTGATGACCGAGCGCGTCGAGACCGAAGTCGGCGTCGGCATCGAGGCGATCAAGGTCGGCGGCCCCGGCGGGATCTGCAAGATCATCGGCGATCCGAACGCTCCGAAGGGGCGCTTCCTCGCCGGGCAGATCGACACCTGGAAGCTCTGCACCATGGGCGACCTGGTCGACTTCCTCGACGACGACGGGATGCCGTACCTCCGGGTCGCGGCCTCCGATGCCGTCGAGCTCCGCGTCGTGAGCCGCGGGAACCTCGTCTGCTACGCGCCGGGCAAGAACGGCAACTTCCTCGTCGGGACCACCTGAGCATGGCTTCTCGTCTCTTCTCGAGGGACCTGGCGTCCCTCGACAACAACGTCGTGAAGCTGTTCTCGCGCGTCACCTTCGGCGCTTCGACGTCGATCGCCTCGCAGGACAGCAACGGCCTCGTCGTGTCGGCGCTCGGCACCGGCACGATCGACGTGCAGCTCGGCTCGGCGGCGGCGCGGGACACGTACCCGACGCTCCTGTCGATCTCGCTGACCCCGCTCGCCGCCGCGGCGACGGACACCGGCTGGCAGGTCATCGAGCAGACCATCGCCACGGACGGCACGTTCAGTCTCCGCAACGCCCCCGCGGGCGCTGCGGCGGCGCCGGTCTCCGGCACGAGCCTCTTCATCGAAGTGACGCTGCGCAACAGCGGCACGCCGCGTCGAGGCACCTGACATGGCGAAGATCGAGCTCGGTTCGATCTTCGACGAGCCCTCCGAGTCGGACACGGAGTCGGGAGAGACCGACGCCATGGACGACTCGGAGGCACTCGCTGAGGAGCTCCTCCTCGCGGTCGAGAACAAGGACGCGAAGGCGCTGGCGGGGATCCTCCGCTCGCTCCGCATGGAGGACTGAGACATGGCCCGGACGCGCACGTTGACGCAGCTCATCGCCGACGTGCGCGATCTGACCGACACCGAGAACAGCCAGCACGTCACCGACGCGCAGGTCACTCGGTACATCAACCAGTCGATCGCTGCACTCTACGCGCTGATCGTAGAGCAGGACGAGAACGACTTCGCCGCGCAGTGTTCGTTCAACACCACCGCGGGGGCAGAGACTTCGCAGATCCTCTCGGCCCCGCTCGAGGGCGTTCCGGTCCAGCCGTACAAGCTCCTCGCCGTCGACGTCGTCGACAACAACGGGCTCTCCTACCCGGTCCCCCGCTTCATGCTCGGCGAGCGAGGCTACCTCGACACGCAAGACGGCACCTGGGGCGTCCTGCAGCGCACACACTACCAGTGGCGCGGGACGGACACGCTGTACTGGTCGCCGCCGTGGGAGAGCTCGGTGCTCATCCGGGTGACGTACATCCCGAGCCCTGTAGACCTCTCGGTCGGGACCGACGCGTACGACGGGCGCGCCGGCTGGGAGGAATGGGTCACGCTGGACGCATCGATCCGCGTGATGCTCAAGGAGGAGTCCGACGTCTCGGACTTTGCCCGAGAGCGAGCCGCGGTCGAAGCGCGCATCCTACGGCAGATCACCGCCCGCGACCGGGCGCAGCCTAAGCGAATCCGCGACGTGTCCGGCGGCGAGCGGTGGTGATGCTGTCGCCAGTCGTTGGCCGGCTCCTGGTGTCACCGCGGTGGTGGACGGCACCCGTAGGCGCCGATCACGCCACTGCCACGGCATACCTCGCCCGCCGGGCAGCGAATCCCACACCCGCCGCAACTGAACTCGTCACTGAGGATCCTGCACTCGTAGACGTACGGGTTCTCGGCCGTCGGGCAGCACGTCGTGTCGGTCGCGCCCATGGGGCAGCCGCACACGGTCACGTCGGGCGGCGCGTCGCGGGGCGTGTCGACGCGGTAGATGCACCCGTGGAGGAGCAGGCAGAGCACGGCGGTCGTACGCATGAGCTCGAGCATACCTCCGGAGCGGGCTGATGCCGGTCTACACCGGCCTCCGCGCGGTTACCGGCGCGGGCATCGAGCTCCTCCGCCGCGTCGATGCGCTGCCGGTGTCCGGCACCATAGGCGAGAAGGTCGTCCTCAAGAGCACCGGCATCGTTTACGAGTGGACCGGGGCGTGGACGAGCCTGGGGCCAGCTGTCCCGACCACGCCGAGCGCAATCAGCGCCGGCACGACCATGGCGAGCTCGGGCACGGTCGCATTCGCCAACAGCAACAACGTCTCGTTCGGCCTGAGCGGGCAGACCATCACGGCCTCGGTCGGCGGCGGAGGCGGGGGCGTCGCGGTCAGCGCCGGGACCGTCAGCGTGTCGAGCGGCACGGTGGTCTTTTCGAACAGCAACGGCGTCTCGTTCGGGCTGAGCGGCTCTACCGTGACCGCCAGCGTGGCAGCGGGACCCTCGGCGGGCATCGCCGGGCTCGGAGCCGGCACGCAGACCGCGACGAGCGGCACGGTGGCGTACGCCGCCAGCAACGGCCTGTCCTTCGGCCTGTCTGGCAGCTCGCAGATCACGGGTTCGCACGATGGTCTCCGCTCTGTCTCGGCGGGCACGACTCACGCGCTCGGCCCGGGCCTGTCGCTCGCTAACAGCAACGGCCTGAGCTTCGGCGCAAACGGCTCGACCATCACCGGGTCGTACACCGTCCCGAGCACGGCCGGGCTGCTGTCGGCGGTCAACCTGTCGGCCGGCACCACCTCGCAGAACGCCAGCGCGTTCGTGTTCTCGAATGGTGGCAACGTCACTTTTGGACTCGACGGCTCGACCATTACCGCGTCTGCTCCGAGCGGCGGTGGCGGCGGCGGGGTCACGCTGTCGAGCTATGAGCCGATGCCGTTCGTTGCCAATACGGGCACGGCGGTCTGGTCTGCCACTACTGCCACCAGCGCGCCGATTGGCCTGTTTCCGGTACAGATCGATGCGCCCGTAGCCGCCGAGCTGATGGGCGTGGTTGTATCCATGTCCTTCGTGACGGGCGGCGCATCAAGCTACCGGCAGAGCGCCACGCTGAAATGGGGGCTCTACACGCGGCCCACAGGCGCGTCCTCGACGCAGCTCAATCTGCTGCAGAGCGACTCGCTGTCATACGCGGTGACGTACAACAACAGCACGATCAGCATCTCCCAGGTCACGACGACCAACGTGGGACCGACCTACGGATACGGGCAGACAACCAGCGCAGGACTAAACATCAGCAGCGGATATACGGGGCTGAAACTGCTGAATCTGGACATCGGCACGACGCTGACGGCGGGTCAATACTGGCTCGGCATCCAGCACATCAACAGCTCCTCGAGCTTCAACAGCGGCATCCGCATGAGCTTCTACGGCAGCGCGCATACGCTGACCGGGCTTGCGCCGATGGGTTCGTTCTCGTCGGCGTTCTCGACTGGCACCAACGTCGCGGGTGGTCTCGGCGGCAATCTGTACCTCGGACTCGGCAGCTATTCGGTGGCGGCATTGACCTCGCTGCCGGCGACCATCAGCCTGTCTCAAGTGACGCAAGCGGGCATCAACTTTCGGCCGTATCTGCGGTTCTCGACGCGGGTGACCTGATGACGACTGCCACGATTGCATGGGTGCGCTCGGTGCGCATCGACGACGACGGGCTGACCGTCTATGCGGACATCCACTCGCGGCTCGGCCCTGAGGTGACATCCAAGGAAATGCACGGCTTCGACGTAGACGCGTCGGCGGCGGACCTCGAGGCCGCGGTGCTCGCGCGCATCGAAGCTATCTGCCGCGACGAGCTTGGCATCCCGGTCGATGCGGACCACGCGGTTCGGATGCTAACGAGGCTGCGGTGACGATGCTCGCCATGGACGCCGTCAAGGCGCAGTCCGTCGGCCGCGGCTTCGACCTGGTCGAGCACCTTCGCGGGACGACGTACCGCGACGTCTCGACGGTCGTGCTCGTGCCCACGCGCGGCATGATCCACCACCGATGCGCGAACGCGATCCACACCATGATCGCGCCCATGAACGCCAAGCGCGCGCTGCTGTATTGCGAGGGCGACGAGGTGGGGCACGCGTACAACCGGATGATCCGGTGGGTGCTCGACCATCCGGAGCTCTCTCGGTGGAAGTACATTCTCACCGTCGAGGACGACAACATCCCGCCGCCGGATGCCCACGTGCGGCTCATCGAAAGCATCGAAGCGGGCCCCTTCGACGGCGTTGGCGCGCTGTACTTCACCAAGGGCGAGGGAGGAATGCCCATGTGTTATGGAGACCCGGTGGAGTACGCGCGGACCGGCGTGCTCGACTTCCGCCCGCGTGACGTCCGCGGCGCCATCCAGCGTGACGCGGTCGTCGAATGCAACGGCATCGCGCAGGGCTGCACGCTGTATCGCATGGACCTTTTCCGCGAGCTCGAGGCGCCCTGGTTCGTGACCGTGGCAGACGTCGTGCCCGGCGGTGGAGCCGCGGCCATGACGCAGGACCTGTACTTCTGCGAGCGCGCCAAGCGCAAGGGCAAGCGATTCGCGACCGATTGCCGAGTGAAGGTCGGGCACCTCGACGTGAACACCGGGATCGTCTGGTAGGAGACCCATGGACGGCGAGATCGAGATCATCCAAGACACCGCACCGGTCCGCATCGATCTGGCGTGCGGGCAGCGGCCTCGAGAGGGGTTCGTCGGCTACGACCTGCACGCGCCTCTCACCGACCGCGTGCGCCGCCTGGACCTTCTCCAGTTCCCATGGCCTGCCGAGTCGGCGTCCGTCGACGAGCTGCACTGCTCGCACTTCATCGAGCATATCCCGATGGCCGAGACCGCCGATGGTCAGGACCTGCTGTTCGCCTTCTTCGACGAGGCGTTCCGCATCCTCAAGCCGGGCGGCACGATGACGGTCGTCTGGCCGTCGCTCAAGTCCGTGCGCGCATTCCAGGATCCGACCCATCGCCGGTTCATCCCCGGCGAGGCCATGGGGTACCTGAACGCCGAATGGCGCAAGGCGAACGGGCTGGACCACTACCGCGTGACGTGCGACTTCGAGATCCGGTCCGTGGTGCCGACGATTCACCAGGATACCGCGCTGCGCAGCGCCGACGCACAGGCGTGGATGGTGGCCGGACTCTGGGACCGCACGGTCGACTGGCACGCTGTCCTCGCCAAGCCGGGGGCTCGCTGACATGCCCCGGCAGGCCCCGCGATACCCCGTGGAGGCAAGCGCCTCGAGGGAGTCCGTGCAGCGGGCCTTCGACTCGGTGTCGCTCGACGTCGACGAGCTCACAAGCAGCCTCGCCTCCGTCCCCTACTCCCCCGGAAACCCCTCGGACTGGTCGGGCACTCCGCCGGCCAACTTGCAGGCGGCGCTCGACCGCATCGCCGCTGCGATCGGACCCATCCCATGAGCCTACAGAAACAGGTCGTCGAGGTTCCGATCCACGCTGGTACCAGCGACCAAGTGCACGAATACGTCGCCGTCGGCCCGTCGAATGCCGAGGTGAAGGACGCGCGGTTCCAGGAGGACGGATCCATCGCGAAGCGGTTCGGCACCGAGCTCCTTCCCGACCTGGCGGGCAAGTCGGCCGCGCTTTCGGGCGAGGGCGGCGCTCACACGATCCTCGAGAGCGGCGGCCGGGTCGCGGCGCTCACGCACGACGGCCCGTTCGCGCACGACGAGGTCTACAACACCTGGTCGCCGCTCGGACGCATCGGACCGCGTCCGAGCCAAGTCCGGACCGACCCGCTGGTACGCGGCAACAACAGCCTGCGCCATGCCGACATGGCCGTCGCGACCATTTCGGGCAAGACCATCGCCCTCTGTGTCTGGCACGACCTCGAGGAGGACAAGGTCTACTACGCGTGGTGGGAGCTCCCCTCCGACGGAAGGCCAGCGGTGCCCCTGCGTCCGCCCGTCGAAGTTACCGGCGGACTGACTCGCTTCCCGAAGTGCGCGGTCGCGGGCAACCGGTTCGCCATCGTGGGGACCAACAGCACGCAGAGCGCGGTCTTCGGCACGAGCGTCGTGGTCACGTCGAGCTACACGATGCCCTCGGCGACGAGCATTCACACGTTCGCGAACCAAGTGTCGACCACGACGCTCGAGTTCTTTGCCGACGGCACAGGAGCGTCGGCTGCGTACTGGATCGTGAACGGGCACAACTCGCTGACGTACGTCTACCGTCGGAAGGACGACTTCACAGCTTCCGCGAACGCTACGATCAGCAAGGCCGGACCAGTCGGAGCGGGGCTCGCGAACGGTCACGTCGTCATCGCGCACCGCGACGGAACGGTGTCGCGCATCATCCAGGACCTGAGCGCGGCTGGCACGACGGCTGGACCGTTCTTGACGCCCTCTGCCACGACTGCAGTGCACGTCGCGACCGTGGTGCAGGCAGACAGCACGGGGCGCTTCCTCGTCGCGTGGTCGGGCGATGGATGCTCAGTCCCTGACGCAGGAGGGATCGGCAACTTTGGGCTCGACGTGGTGTTCTTCTCGAACACCTGGGCGGGGATTTCCCAGACCACGCTCGGCGGCGTGCGCCTGGGCGGGCGCGCGTGCTGGGACAACTCCACGGCCTCCCCCCTGTTCCCGCTCATCAACAGGCAGAGCAACTTCGCGGGCAGCGACCTCGCATCGCCGTCGCTGACGCAGTTCTTCTCGGGATACGTTGGGCGCCCCGTCTACACCGACGCCGCCGGCAGCGCATTCCTGCGTCTGGCGCCGGTGTGCTCCTATGGCATCGACACGGCGGACCTGTACCAGGCCAATTTCGGCACGACTCAGCCATCTTCGGGCATCTTCCGCAACCACCTGCCGAGCATGCGCGCGGTCAGCGCTGGCCGGTTCGTGATGCCGTTCGTGGTCTACACCCAGGCGTCGATCCCCATCTACAAGCGCCACGTCGACCTCCTGCGACTGGACACCGTAGGGTCCCCGTCGCTGCGCACGGTGTCGGCCCAGGGCGTGCGGCTCTCGTCGGGGGGTATCGTCAACGTGGTCGATGGCGTGGTCGGGACTGAGCTCACGCCGCCGCCGCCGGTCTACGTCGACGCAAGCACCGTCGACACGGCCTACGATTACGGGAACGTCGATCCGCGCCCGTTCGGCGTCGGTGGGGGCTCGATGCCGTGTTCCTTCGCGCTCAAGTGGCGCGACGCCGCCGGCAACGTGCACCGGTCGTTCGTGGCGAACGAGCAGATCACCAGCTGGGTTAGCTTCTCCGGCGGCCGTTGGTACGCACGGCGGTGGATCATCCCGCGGCCCTGGCCCCTGGCGCTCACCCAGGGGACGTCCCCGCAGCAGTACCAGATCGAGGTCTACCAGTCCGGCGGCGACGGTGCGTCGGCCGGAGGTACCCGCTACCTCGTGGCGGAGGCGACTCCGAAAGTGCATCCGACGCTTGCCGGGTGCGACTACGTCGTCCCCGTGCTGCCGGTGGGGCTCCTCCCGGCGACTGGGGCGCCGCACGAGCTCCCGATCGTGAACAACATTCCGAGCACCTACTTGCAGTGTTGGCAGGACACCTCGCCGAGCGAGTATGTCCACATTCCGCCTCCGCCGATGATCGACCTCTGCTCGACGCAGGAGCGCGTCTGGGGGCTCTCGGCAGAGAAGGGGCGCCTCGAGGTGTGGCCGAGCAAGCTGCTCGTCGAGGGGTTCGCTCCGGAGTTCACGCCCGATCTCGTGACGCGCATTCCGGCCGAGGGAGGCGAGTGCACCGCGATCGCAGCGCTCGACGACAAGATCGTGGTCTTCAAAGAGCGAGCGATCTTCGTCCTCTTCGGTGACCCCGGGACGAACACCGGCCAGCGCGCGACCCTGCAGACGGCGCGGCTCGTGTCGGGCGACGTCGGGTGCAGCAACCCTCGCAGCGTCGTCGAGGGCCCCTTCGGGATCGTCTTTCAGGCCAGTTCGGACAGCAACAACGCGCGCGGCGGCATCCACCAGATCGACCGCGGACTCGCGGTGACGTTCGTCGGGTTCCCAGCTAAGGACACCACTGCGGGCGTGACATTCGAGTCCGCGACACTCGTGCCGGCGGAAAAGGAAGTCCGCTGGGTGATGCCAAGCACGAACGTACTGGTGTGGAGTTACGATCTGAACCGGTGGCACGTGCAGACGCTCCGCGCTCGGTTCTCGAGCTGCCTGCGGAGGGGCCGATTCGCGAGTCTGACCAACACGACCGTCGTCTCGGCAGACCAGAACGGATGGGCGCACGATGCGGTGACGACATTCTCGTCCCACCAGACTCAGGTGGTGACAAGCTGGCTCAAGCTGGCGGGCCTGCAGGGATTTCAGCGGCTCTGGACTGCGACCTTCCTGTTCAAGTGGTACTCCGGCGGCATCACGATCGAGGGCCAGACGGACTACAACGAAAGCTGGACCGGCTCCTTCTCTCGCGTGTTCGGGTCTGCTGCGCTATCCTCACTCGCGGTTTCCGGGTCCGGGTCTCGCGTCCAGGTCTCGGTTCACCTGCCAGTCCAGAAATGCGAGGCGATCCGCTTTCGCATCACCGAGGACGCAGTGAACTCCCCGGGACGCGGCTTCGAGCTCGTCGGCTTGACGCTCGAGGCGGGAGTCAAGCGCGGCAGTTACCGCCGCAACATGACCGCAGCAGCGAGGAAGTGACCCATGCCCTTCTCCATCTTTGGCCCCCCGACGACAGACTGGACCGCCGAGTCTCGGCGTCGGCTCGGCACCACCGCTGCCGGATACGAGAACGCGATCCGCAACACGCGCAGGGATGCGCTCGGTCTCGCGCGGTCGACTGCAGGCGTCGGCTCTGGCGCGGCCGGCTCGCGCGCAGCCATGCAGGCGCTCGCTCCGGCCGTCGCTGACATGCGCGTGTCGCAGGCCGCCGCGATGGAGGAGACCAGGGCGCGCCTCGCCGAGGAGCAGCGCCTTGAGCGAGAGCGGCAGGCCGACTTCGCGAACAACTTGTTCGGCGGCCTGACCGGAGTCGCGGGCCAGGTGCTGGTGCCGCTGATCGGCGGTCTCGGTGGAGGCGGAGCGCCCGCCTCGACGCCCACCGGGACCTCGAGGCCCGCCCGAGCGCCAGCCAGCACCCCAACGCCGACGGCGACAGCGGCCACGCCCGCGTCCACCGGGCCATTCGCGCTGGGCTCCTCGACGCTTCCCGAGGAAGAGGCCGAGGAGGAGCGGCGGCGGCGAGAGGCGGCTGGGCTGGGCGGCGTTCTCCGAACCGCTGCCCCGTTCGCGGGCATGGCGAATCCGTTCGCCGGTCTCGCGCTGAACGCGGCCGGGGGGTTCTTCCGGTGAGCGACCCGGCAGACGACCTCGCCCGCGCTCTGAGCGGAGTGCCAGCGCTGGGTGCGCCCGGCCCGATCAGCCTGCCGGGGGCGCCCGTCGCGCCGTCCTACGCAGGCCCGGCTCGCGCTCGCGTGCCGCTGGTGACGCCTGCCCCCGCGGAGCCGGCGGCGCTGCCGTCCGCTCCCGCCGAGGACGCCGCCGCGGCATTCGCCCGCGAGCTCGAGGCGCGCAGCGGCCCGACCGGCGCGCTGTCCCTGCCCGGCTACAGGCCCGACGCAGCGCCCGCCGCTGCTGAGTCCCCGGAGCCCATGACTCCTGCCGAGGCCGCCTTGTGGCGGGCTGCCGCGGCCATGCCTGCGCTCGGGTCGGGCGGCACCGTGGACCTCCCGGGCACTCCTGTCCCTGCCTTCGCCGCGGCTGCCCGGCCGCGGACGTCGCTCGTCACGCCCGCCGAGGAGCCCGCGGCGGCTGGCACGGCGCCGAGCCCCGCTGCGGCCCGCCGAGGGGGCGTAGCGGCCCGCGGGCGTGGTCCCGCCACGCCTCCGGCGCCGCCGACGGAGGAGGATCTCAACGCGACGCTGATCGACGCGCTCACCAACCGCCCCCGAGACGCGCCGAGCCTGTTCGGCGAGTACGACAGCCGCACGGAGTCGCCGCTGGACCGGGACCTGCGGCTGGCCGACGAGCAGCGCCGCATCGAGCAGCGCCGGGCCGAGCTCGCCGCTATCGCTGCGGCCGAGGAGCGCGACCGCGTCGAGGCTGAGATCGGCGCACGGCAGCAGGTCGAAAATGAGCGGCGCGGGGCGACGAATGCGGCCCGCGACTCCTATCGACGGGCGGCGGACAGGGCAGCCGCCCTCTCCATCGACCCCGACGGTTTCTACCATTCGCGGGGCGTCGGAGGAACCATCGCGAGCGCCATCGCGATCGGCCTGGGCGGCTTGAGCTCCGCGGTCAGCGGCGGCCCGAATGTCGTCTACTCGATGATCAACGATGAGATCGAGCGCGACCTGGCCGCGCAGCAGCAGCGCATCGACTCAGCGTTCCGGCGGGCCGAGGCCGAGGGAACGCTCTACGACATGACGCGGCAGGAGTACGCCGACCGCAACGCCGCCATGGACGCGGCGCGCGCCCTGGCGCTCGAGAACGTGGCGGCTCAAGTCGCCGAGCGCGAGGCTAGCCTTGGGAGCGAGGAGGCTCGGGTCAACGCCGAAGCGCTCGCCGCCCAGCTCCGCGACGCAGCGGCAGCGTCGCGCGCGGAGGCCGACCGCAGCGAGACCGAGTGGCAGCTCCGGATGCGCCTGCTCGAGGCGCGAGCTCGCGAGCGCGAGGCCGCGGCCCAGCGCGCAGAACGGCGCGCGATGGGTGGCGCAGGTGGGCCTCGATACGACGAGCCTACCGAGGCCCGGCTGAACGCCGCGAACCGACTCATCGACACCGGCGTCGCTCCCTCGGCGGCGGCCGCGTCGGTCGGCATCGATCCGGCGTTGGTCGGCGGGGCTGGGCGCTTCGCCGAGGCGAGCACCGCGGACTCGGCCGGAGCTCTGGCGGCGTTGAGTTCGACTCTCGACGAGATCGAGGGGCTCATCCCGTCCAGGGCCAGCGGCGAAGATGCCCCGGGTGTGGGCATGACTGGCATGCTGCCCGACTTCCTCCTGTCCGACGAGGGCCGACAGATGCGCGAAGCGCTGCTGAATGCGACGGACCTCCTTGGGCGCCTGCGGTCCGGCGCCGCGATCTCCGCAACCGAGGAAGAGCGGTTCACCCGCATTCTTACCGGCGCCGGCACCGACGAGGCGCTGCGTCGCGGCATCGAGCGGGTGCGGTCCGAGATCGAGTCGCGGACGTCGCGTGTCCGCGAAGGCAGGCCGGCTGCTGAGGTGGAGGCGGCTGCCATCGCGGGCACCTCCGCTCGCCGGGTGGTGGACTGATGCCCGAGCCCATCGTCCCCGAGCTCGCGGGAGCAACACCCTCGCCGGCTCCCGCGACGCCGACCGGCGAGCCGGACTTCGCTCGCCGCGTTGTCTCGCGGCGCGGCGAGGTCTTCGAGGTCGACACCCCCGAGGAGGCTGCTGCGCTGCTGTCGCGGACCGATGCGCGGGGCCGGTCGCTGTTCGAGGCCGACTCTCCCGAGGCTCGTGCCGAACGCGTTCGTCGGCGCGAGTTCGGGGATCGAGCGGTGGCCGCCGGCCTCGCTGGCGCCGCGTCTGGGGCGACCCTCGGCCTGTCCGACGCGGCCGGCTCGGCCCTCGGGTTCGGCGACGAGCTTGCCGGGCTGCGCGAGTACAACCCCGAGGCGACGATCCTCGGCGAGGTGGTGGGCAGCGTGGCCCCCGTCCTGGCGACTGGCGGCCTTGGAGGGGCCGCCGAGGGAGCGGGGTTGCTGGCGCGCGGGGCGCGGGCGGTGACCGCGCCTGCTCGAGCCGTCGCCACCGCCGCGGAGGCCGCAGGAGCGGCGGCCGGCAGGCTCGCGCGCGGGGCCGGTACGTCGGCGCTGCGTCGGGCCGGCGGGACGGTCGCTCGGCTCGCGACCGAGGGCGCGGTCGAGGGCGCCCTGGGCGAGGCCGGGCGCATGATCTCGGAGGAGTCGCTCGGCGACCCCGGACTGACGGCAGAAGCCGTCCTGGCGCGTCTTGGCTCGGGCGCCCTCCTCGGCGCCGGCACTGGTGGCGTGTTGGGCGCTGGCGGCGCTGTCATCGGGGAGGGCGTGCGGGCTGCCCGGAGGGCGGCAGGAGGCGCCGCCGACCTCCTCCGCGACTCCTGGCGTCGGTCGGTCGGCACGGACCTCTCGCCGACTGTTGCGCGCGTCTGGGCGGACGTCTCGAGCCGCGTCACCGGCGCTGATGCTGGCGAGATCGAGCGAGCGCTCTCGCTCACGGCCGACGGGCGCCGGCTGCGCGAGCTCGGGGCACGGGGCGACGACGTCTTCGACGAGGGGACGCGCGAAGTGTCTCGCTCCCTCGACGCGGTCGAGCGCGCGCGCGCTCACGCCTCGGACTTCTGGTCGCGCGGCCTCAAGCGAGAGCAGGTCGTCTCGCGCGTCTCCACCGGGCGCCTCCTCGACCAGTCGGCCGCGGGCATGGACGCGATCGGGCGGGCGCGCGAGCTCACTCGCCGCGTGTTCGACCTGCCTGGGGACTACGCCCCCGGCACCCCGGGACTCATGCGACGCCTCGACCAGGTCCTCGAGGCGCGAGAGTCGTCGATTGCTCGAGCGCTCTCGACCGGGGACTCGCCCGAGGTCGCCGCCGACATTTTCTCGGCCCTCGACGAGCTCAAGCGCGAGACCGGCCGGCTCCGCACGAACCGCAATATCGTCGGCAGCGCGGCAGCGCAGCCACTCGACGAGCTCTATGAGGGGCTCCGGCAGACGCTCGAGCGGACGGACCTCTGGGGTGAGGCAGCGGAACTGCAGGCCGCGGTCAATGCCGCCTACACACGCGAGCTCGGCACGCGGCGGGCGTTCGTCCGCCGGTTCCTCGGTGGGGATGGTCTCCGCGATGACGTCGACCCGTTCCGGGCCTTGTCGACCAGCGACACGCGGGTGATCAACAGCTTCCTCCGGCAGGCAGGCACCGTCGCGAACGAGACGGCAGAAAGCACGTTCGAGGAGACGCTCGACAGCACGCGAAACCTGCTCCGCGTGATGCACGACAACCTCGACCTCCCGGCAAACATCCGGGCAGACGTCGCGGCTGGTCTCACCGCCGCCGATGGCGCGATCGGGACATTCGGGTCGGTCCGTCGTGATGCGACCGATCTCAACCAGTTCCGGCGGGTGATGGAGGCGAACGAAAGCGTGGCCCGCACCGTCACCGCGGGAGCGCTGGGCACCTTCGCCGCGGGGCCGGTGGGCGCAGCCATCGCGACGGCCGTCGCTTCGCCTGGCGTGGCCGTCCGCGCCCTCGGGACCATCGAGCGCCTCGCCGCCGGCACAGGCGGCGAGATTGTCTCCTCGGTCCGCTCATTCGTCCGGTCGGCCGTGCCGACCGCTGGGCGCGCCGCGCGCGAGGCCGCGCGCCGAGCCCGCCTCGCCGCGACGATGGGCGCCACCAACTTTCAGGCCCGCGTCCGGCAGCTCGAGAGCGAGCGCGACCCGCGCGTGATGGCAGAGCGACTCGCCGCCCGCGTCGACGGGCTCGAGGCCGCTCCTGCGGTCCGGGCGGAGATCCTCGCGACGGCGACCCGCGCCCGCGCCTACCTCGACCGGGCGCGGCCTCGCCCGCGCACCATCGACGGCCAGATCCGCCCCGCGAGCGATGCCGCCCCGAGCGCGGAGGAAATGGCCCGCTTCCTCCGCATCGCTCGCGCGGTCGACGACCCGCTGACTGTCCTCGCGGACCTGCGCGACGGCGACTTGACTCCCGAGGCTGTCGAGGCCGTCCGCAACGTGCACCCGCGGCTTTATGAGGAGATCCGGAATGCGGTGGTCCGCGAACTCGCGGCCAGCGGGAGTAGCATTCCGTATGACCGGCGCGTCACCCTCGGCGTGCTATTCTCGGCTCCGACGGACCCGGCGCTGACGCCTGCGGCCCTCGCGCTCAATCAGTCCCTCTACGCGGCCCAGACAGCGCCAGCACCCCCTCGACGCGGGACGTCTCCTGCGCCGAACGTGGCCGGAGCGAGCTTCTCTGGCATGGACTCACTCTCCGCCCGGAGGGCATGATGGGCTATCAGGCAGAGCGCGGAACCGCGTTCAACATCGTCGGCAGCGAGACCTCGTTCGCGGCTGTCAGCGTCACCTCGGCGCTGCTCGGCCCGTACCGCATCCCCGACGGGTGCCGCCGCCTCGCCATCGCGGTCTCATACAACGCCAACGCCACCCCCGGCGGCATCATCGAGCTCGTCCCGATGATCACCGACCAGATCAAGACCCCGGTCCTGACCGACGACGTCTGGACGGTCCCCGGAGTCTGGGACGGGACCGTGACTCCTGGCGCAGGAGTCGCCATCGCGACGGGGGTGGACTGGACGACGACGCCCAACTTCGGGCAGGTCGTGCACAGCCAGATGGCGCTGCGCACCCCGACGACCACGGGCGCGAGCGACAAGGTCAGAATCCGGTTCTCGATCAACGTCGAAGACGGAACGTGGCTCGGCTTCCAGATCAAGGAAGTTTCGGCGAACGCCGGGACGGCCTGGATCCGCTGCCGGTTCTACGTCTGAGGCAGCCGTGGGCCTGCCGATCCTCAAAGGGCCCATCGCGCCGGGAGCGCTGGCCCACGCCGTCATCCCGACCACCGCGCGGAACTTCCCCGACTTCGGCGTCGCTGACTTTGGCGGAGCTCCCGCGAGCGTGCAGGGACTCGAGTTCACCTCGGGCTCGCAATCCATCCTCGGTGGTGCGGGCTCGTGGAACAGCGCCATTCTGTCGGTGCTGGTGCGCTGGGTGCCGCTGACTCGGCCGGCGAATAGCACGCTGTCAATCGCCATGGTCGGCGACTTCGCCGCCAACTTCAACCTGATCACCTACGCCAACACGGGATTCACCTACGCGCCCGAAACCGCGTTCAATGGCGCGTATGCGAGCGCGCCGGGCGCTGGCATCGGCAACGGCTGCGACATCACGCAGGCAGGCCGCCTCGGCTTGATGCGGACTGACGTCGTGCGCCTCGTCAGCGGTTCCAGCATTCAGCATTGGCGAGATGGCCGACAGGTGGGCCGACAGGGCACGACTGCCGCGACGTCGCTCGGCAGCACGAACGCTCTGGCGATCAATCGCCGCGTGTCGTCGGCGACGCTGGGATACGGCAACTTTGCGCTGGTTGAGATTCGCGCGACCACAGCCGCGCTGACTGACGCTCAGATTGCGTCATGGTCGGCATCGCCCGTTGGCACCGTCTGCCCCGCCGGCGGCGAGACGAACGTGCTGGTGGCGGCCGACTTCAACGGCACGACGATTCCGCCGAGGACGGGCGGCGGCACGTATACGGCGACGGGCTCGCCCACGCTCAAGACGTACAGCCGCGCCGCGTCGGGACTAGGCAGCATTGAGGCGATGGGTGACTCCATCACGCTCGGGCGCGCATCAGGGCCAGTCGATGGCAATGGCTGGCGGCGCGAGGTGCTGCAGCTCGTCAATGCGTCCAGGCACGCCACGATGTCGGGCCAGTACACGCCAGTCACGACGAACCTGACGCCCGACTTCTCCACGAACCACACGGGCGTTTCCGGTATGGGACTCGGGGCTACTCCGGCAG